GCTACTGTCATAACGACAGGAGTAGCATTGCTTAATGCTGCGATATTGCTGAATAGGCCACCTTTAGGGGTCCAGTTTAGATTGCCTAAACCATCAGTCTCCAGTACATACCCAATCGAACCACCGTCGATCTTAACATCCGCTACGTTTCCGAGAGTGATTAATCCTCCAGCTGCGCCGCCTCCATTAACCCATTCGGCGCCGTTGTAGGTCAACACTTGACCGACTGCAAGGTCTACTGGATTGATAAGAAGATTTCCAACAGCACCATCGATTTGATCAAAGGCAATAGTTGAATAACTAGTAAGAACTTCAATGTTTTCGACCGGTGTAGTTTTGCCAATGAACAGACGCTTAGCATCTGTAGCCAAACCGAACTCGGCTTCATCTAGTTGCGGTAGGTCTACTAAGTTACCTGATCGCTGCTGTATCTTGCTGATTTGGAGAATAGCCATAAGTGTATCTTTACCCTAATACACTTATTTATCATTAGACCATCTTTAGATAGTAAGACTCTACTCGTTTCCACCACAAGTCCGAATATTTGTCAAACTCATTACCTTCAACAATGAACTCTTGATAAACTACGTCAGCGCTACACATAAAGATCACGCCTTTACGGATCTTTGTTCCCCAAACCTCGTTATGAGCAGTGGCATAAGCAGCAGTTTGAACAAAGTAATCTTCAATCCATTCTCGCTTCTTTAACTTATTGGTTTGTTTGTGATCCATGATAGCTTCATCACCGGAATGAATTCCTACTAGGTCTGTCGTACCTGCGTAGATTTCAGGAAAATAGAGTGATACTTCAGTGCCCCAGTACTCAGTGCAGTTTGATAACCCTTCACTGATAATAGCATGAGCCATCTTATGACTCTGTATGCTGTATGGATTGGATCCAGGCTCTCCGGTCTCGTCTAGCTTGATGTAGTTTTCAATCCACTTGTGCATCCTTGTCCCGCGATTGGCGGCTTCAGTGGTGATCTCTTGAGCCTTAGCGTGACCAAGGCGTCTTCGCCAATCCTGTAGTGCTTTTTTAGATTCTTCCGATTTAGTTGCGTCCAGAATAGTCGTGACACTAGGGACTTTATTACCGTCCGGTGTGACGTATCGTCTTGAACCGTCTACTGTTGTTCTCTGTAGTTCTGCGTAAGGAAACTTGCTTATTATAGTCATTCATGTAGTATACAATATTATGAGAGAAAGTCAATAGTAACGGGTTATTATTTTCCTGCTGACTTGAGATTAGAGAGCGCCGAATTAGCCATCTTTGAGACTATTTTCTTATTTTTAGTCTCTTCATCTGGGTTCTTTGGTGCTTCACCGGTGTCTTCATCTTGGCCCTTGAAGATAACTTTGTCACCTTTGATGTTCTTGATTAGATCATCAAGCGGTGGTTCTTTGATCATATCATATAGGTCATTAACATCTAGAATAACGTCGTATTTTTGGAAGTAGTCTAGCAGTTCATCAACCGTGAAGTCATCGGGTATATCGCCATCTTCAAGGTCCTGTTGCAGTTGATTAGTCAGCGCAACAATCTTTGCTGTTTCGGCGCCGCCATTATCAAACTCAAATAGAAACATTAAACTATCTCTTTGGACGGCCCGCGCCGCTCAATGGTGAGTTTCTTTCATCATTACCGATATCTGGTACCGGGGGAAGTTCTGCGTCAAGGTCATCCTCAGCGCCAAGGTCAGCTCCTGCTTCAGCGCCGAGGTCAGCACCTAGCTCACTAGCATTAGAATCAAATGCTTCTGCTCCACCTTGACCAGTAAGAATTCCCAATGCACTCTGGAGAACAGTCTTTGTTTCTTGTAGAGTGCTGTTCAGTGTAGTCAGGGCTTCGGACACTTGTTGATTGAATTGAACACTTTCATTGACACCAATCTCAGATTCAATAGAATCGACTAGCGCAGGAAGTTCTTTTACTAGAACATCGTTTACATCTTCATAATACTTCTGCACAGTATCAACCATATCTTGAGCAGCCAAGATTACCTGTGACTTTTCAACTTCTTCGTTCTCAATGATGATACGAGGAGAGTTAGCATATGGTAGATGACGAGTAAGTGCTTGCTCCATAAACTTCAACTTCATATAAGTTGGATTCATTGGAGACTTGTGAAACTCTGGTGATCTCTTTGATTCACTGATCAAGCGCGTGACCTTATTGAGCATTGAGCGTGTCTTTGCACGGTCCAATCCCGATACATCAAATTCCATAGCGAACGATTCTCTAAGAGCCTTCGCTGCAACATTCTTTTTATCTAAGTCATTAAGATTCATTGTTGTTCTTCCGTGCTGATATTATATTTATCACTGATGAATGATTTTATGTTCTTTTGTTGGAGAAGTTCTTGCTCTGTACTAGCATAGAACGATGTATGAAAGAGTTGATTTCATTCACTACTTCTCTTTTTTGAAATACATCTTCTTGGATTTTTGTAGCATAGATTATTTTAGCGTTAGGATTGTCTGCTGATCTATATTTTCTATTATGCACTAGCATATCTACTTGTAAACTGCTGAGTTTTAGATCCAATCTATACAATCTTGCAGCCTGACTAACCATACTAGCATTATCCAAAGTGCACCAAGTAACTGCATTCTTCAGCGAAGTGAACTCATGGACATCATGGTTTTTTAATACGGTTACCTTATACCAGCCAGTGGTTGTTGGCTTTACTAGATATTTACCGTATAATCCATACTCTCCGGACTGATACTTGGTCACAAGCACATCCCTGATATTGGAGCTTAGTTCTTTGTCAAAAAACTTGGCAAGCTTAACTACATTTTTCATGGCTCATGCTACCTCAAAGTAGATATTTTTTAACTCAACAGAAACATTCAAGAAGGCTGAAGTATTTTCTGTCTGTGTTTCACAGATAATCATCGGCACCCCTTCGCAGTCTGTGTATAAAGCCCCTAATGGGATAATTCCATTCTCAAATACGCTAGTGTGTTGAATCTCAAACTCAAACTTCCAACAGCAAGTCTGTTGTTCTTTTGGTTGATGCAAGAATCCGAATCGATCAAAGTCTTCTTCTTTCATCTCTACTCTAGCTGGAATCTTAGTGATTTCAGGCTGCGAGCGTAGAGATATAACTTGTAGTACAGTATCAAAGTTACATTGTGTGTTGCGTCTATGAATCCAACCTACAACATCATCTTGGTTTGGCTTGGATCGGTTCATTACTCCAGTCTGCGTAATGTCAAACAAGGTCCAACAAACTATCCTATGCATAGTATTATTTAGACCCACAAAAAAGCCCGGAAATTAATCCCGGGCTTTCTGTCTAATGAGCTATTTCTAGCCTATATTAGAGGTCTTGTGAGTATACAGTAGTGAAGGTTGCGCTGTTTGCGCCAACCACTGCTTCAGCGATGCCTGCGTTAGTAAGTGCAGTGCGGATTGCTGCTACTACGTTTGAGCCAGCGCCGAATGTGTTGTCAACTGCCCATGAGCCAGTTGGGTATACAGCGAACGATACAGTGTCTGGACCTGCTGCAACATACTCATACATGTAAACAGTTGAAAGTTGTTGAACTGTTTGAACCATGACATTGACTTGTGCGCCAGTGAAGGTGTCAGTTGATGCCGCAGTGATAGTGAAGAAGTCGAGCTTTGGGCCCTGTGGTTGAACTGCTGAACCCGAAGAGATCGCATTTGCGCCAGAATTGGTATATGCTGGGATGTCTAGATTTAGAACTGGTAGAAAGTCACCATTGACTTTTGTAAACTGTGCCATTTGAGTGGTCCTTTTTAAATGTTGAAGCCTACTGCCTCATACACTTATTTATGCTAGGCAACAAAAAAGTCGGTTTTGGGTAAAAGTTTTTTATCTTCCTTGCAGGTTCTGTCTACTAAAGCCCATGCGGTCAACTAGCTTAAGCCCCTGAGACACGAACCCTTCTTGAGTCTGTGTTCCATCTTGCAGATAACCCTTTACCGGGCTACTCTCCGCAGCATTATCCAGCTGCTTTACGACATTCATCTTTAGATTGTAGATAGCTACCCATACCTTGAATGCTCCTAATACACCTTCTTTATTGACTTTAAGATGCTCTATAATCTTTTCCTTCATCTTTTCAGACATTGGTCTAGACTCTACATAGGCAATGAAGTCCCTGATTAGGTTGTTTAGATTACCAGTCACGATCTTCTTATTGATGTAAGTCGTGAACAGTTGATTGAACGTGTTGCGTGCTTGGGGAGCAGTATTCATCAAGTCTCTGATCGCTGGACCATACTGCTTAAGTTCACGCTCTGCGATCTGCTTCAGTCTAGCAGGATCCTTCAACTTCGGTGTGATTGGCATCTTGCTTGGAACAATCGCCACATTAGATGCATTTTGTAGATTACCGATAGAACCGTTCAGTGATACAGCTTCATCCGTAGATTCGGCTTGTGCAGGAATGAATTGATGGACTGCGATACCAGCATTTTTACCAGCAAGTAACTTACCAACATCACTATCAGTGTCTACAGTGTAGGTTATACCATTTGGATTTGCTCTAAATTTGTATAATCCATTCTCATCTGTGAGTGGGGTGCCGAACAACAGATCACCCCAGTAGTAACCGTTTCCACCACGATCATCTCTTTCTAGGCCTGGCCAGATGTCAGAGATCAATGTATAAAGATTGCCTCGGTCTACACCTCGGGCTCTGTCATACTCAACGAACTCTTGTGGACTATGGACATTACGGCCTGTCCCGTCTTTCTTGTTGAACATGTGCTTGTCCATGATAGAGAATTTTCCATCAGCACCTCTGCCGAAAATCAACGCAGGATAACCATCCCACTTGATCGTGATGGAGGTTGGTTGATTTACAGTAGCGTCAATAGCATTAATTGCTCGTTGTGCACCTTCTTCGTCATTTAGAAAAACCAAATCTTCAGGGTGGTCTAGGTGCCCCTTAGCTTCTACGAGCGTATTGATTGCTTCTAACTTGTTGATTAGGTCTCTGAATTCACTCATTGTTTCATTACTTTAAGTTAGGATTAGCTTTTCTTAACGCATCGATGTGCGCTTGTTGTTGTTGCGCAGTCATCTTAGCTGCGTCAGCAGTTATTTGATCTTGTGGTTTAGTCGCTGCTGTTGCTACAGGGGGTTTAGCCGCTTCGGGATGTGACGCTACAGTCAGCTTGTATGCAAGTAGCCCTAACTGTTGTAGTATTTTTGTATCCCGTGTCTTGCTGTACCCTGCTATTAGCTTTCTAACTAATCCAATCTGATTCTCATCTAGAGATACACCCTTCATATAGTTATTAAACCAAGTTTGCAAGGTCGCAGCGGCAGCAGCGGGGGCAGCAGCAGCGGGGGCAGCAGCAGCGGGGGCAGCAGCAGCGGCGGCGCGGCGCTTCTTCTCCTGCTCCTGCAGGGTGCGCAGGATCTGCTTTCGGCGCTGGCCGGCATCCGCCTGGCCCTTGC